GTTCATCGCGAAGGAGTCGGGGTTTCGCACCTTCCCCGTGTCGTGCTTCAACTGGCGCCGGTACGAGGGCGACACCTACGGCATCTCGCCGACCATCGAAGCGCTGACCACTGTTCGCGAAATCAACGCGGTGCGCCGGTCGGGCCTGCGTGCGCTGCAGCAGCTCACCGATCCCGCCACGGCCTCAAAGGCAAGGCTCGACTATGTGCCGGTGCTCAACCCGGGCCAGAACTATCCGGGCCTGATCGACGACAGCGGCCGGCCTTTGATCGCGCCGATCAACCAGGGGCAAAACCCCTCCTACGCCTTCGAATACGCGGCGACACGCGCGGAAGAAATCCGCGACATGCTGTTCGTCAACCTGTTCCAGACGCTGGTGCAGAACCCTCAGATGACGGCAACGGAGGCACTTATCCGCCAGGAGGAGAAGGGCGCATTGCTTGGCCCGTCCGGCTCCATCATCCAGTCCGGCTTTGCGTCGAACCTTGATCGCGAATTGTCCATCCTCGAAGAGAAGGGTCTGTATGAGGCAGACAGCCGGTTCCTTCCGCCACCGAGTCTTGCTGGCAAGACTGTTCGCCCGACCTTCACGAGCCCGCTGGACATTCTGCGCAAGGCGGCGGAATCGCGCGATGCGGACATGGTGGTGATGGCAGCGGCTCAGTTCGCCGAAGCCTCCCAGGACCCGAGCGTCATGGACAACATCGACGGCGACGAGTTCATTCGCATCAAGAAGGAGGCGAGCCGCGCACCGCAGCGCCTGCTTCGCCAGAAGGAAGAGGTCGAGAGCATCCGCGCCTCCAGGGCGGAAGCCGCCAAGGCTCAGCAGGGCATGGCCGCACTCGCCGCGGCTGGCAAGACGGCAAAGGACATCGTTCCCGCTGCTGTGCAGGCGCGCGAGAGCGGATTGCTTGACGCCATGCAGCCGCAGGGTAGCGCATGATCCGCGGTCTTCTCGGCAGGGTCTTCGCCCATGCAAGTCAGGCAGGCGGGCCGGCAAAGGCCGAGCAGCGGCTGACACAAGCCTATCAACGGCTGTTCAACGGCAATGGGTCGAAGGAAGACGCCGAAATCGTACTGACGCATCTGGCCGACCTCACCGGCTATTACCGGCGTCCGTCCTATGGCGAGTGGATGGCCAGGACGAAATCGCCGCAGGGGTTTGAGCTCCATAGCGCCCTGAGCAATGCGCGGGCCGAAGTGCTTCAGGTGATCATGCAGTATCTCGCGATGAGCGAGGACGAGATGGTGGCGCTGGAAAAGGCCGCCAGGCTCGAAGGTCAGTAAACCGCGCGGCACGGCCTGCCGTTCAATCCCTCCCTAGAACGAAGGAATACGATCATGGCACGTGGACTTCCGCGCACGATGGCGCGCGCCGCATCGAGAGAAGCAGGTTCCGCCCCGGCGGTATCTGGCCTGAAGGCTGTCACGACCGGTGCTGGCGGCAGGTTCAAGACCGTCTTCACCCTGACTGCGATGCGGATCGCGGTCCCGAACGCCAATGACTATGCCAGTCAGAAGATTTTCGACTTCGCGGCGGGCCGCATCAACATCGAGGGCGGCACGGCATCGCTTGCATTTGCTGTGCCCACCACGCGCGCCAGCACGATCAACGACAGCGCGGCGATGGATTGGTCGATCGGCACTGCCGCAGCGTCCAATGTCACGCTCGCGAGCACCATGGTCGACATCGTCGCGAAGGTCGACAAGACGCTCGACGGCACGGCGGCAGCCTACACCACGCCTTCCACGGCCAACGTCGCTGCGGCTGCAGCCTACGACGGCACGGGCACGGCGAAGGACGCCTTCCTGAATATTGCCTTCCCGACAGCGACCGACGTTGACGGGGACGGCACGGTGGCAGTCAGCGGCACCGTCACGCTCCTGTGGAGCCTGTTCGGCGATTACTGATCCCCGCGGCTGGGTGAGCCGCTAGAACCACAAGGAACATCTCATGACAGATTCGGCGGAAGCCGGGTCCGTGGCGGCGGAAACGTCGTCGGCGGGCGCCCCTGCACAGCCAAACGCTTCCGAGGCCAACGGGTCTTCCTCGGCGGCGGATACTCCATTCTCCGGTCTTCAGGATGAAGGCGCCCGGAAATGGGTCGAGACCAAGGGCTACAAGACAGTCGATGACGTGGTGTCAGCGGCGCACAGCCTCGAAACGAAGCTGGGCACTGCCTTCACCGCGCCTGCGGCAGATGCGCCGAAGGAAGAATGGGACAGGTTCTGGACCAAGCTTCCCGAGGATCGTCGACCGATCGCATCGCCTGACAAGCTGGAGTTCAAGCGCCCGGAAGGGCTCCCCGAGAATGTGCCGTATTCGGCAGAGCTGGCAGAAGCATCCAGGTCATGGATGCACGAAGCCGAACTGAACCCGAAGCAGGCGCAGGTCGTTCACGACAAGTTCGTTGGCTACATGGCCGAACAGGCGCAGGCGCAGCAAGCCGCCATGGCCAAGTCGGTCGAGGAAACCCACGACGCGCTCGTGAAGGAATGGGGACCGCAGGACAGCGAAGGCTTCAAGACGAAGCTGGAGCTGGCCAACCGGGCGATGAAGAAGCTCGGGCTTGTCGACGCCTACAAGGCGAAGGGCATCCTTCTGCCTGACGGGGCGCTCACCGACCAGCAGATCGCAGTCGCGTTCTCTGCCATCGGCGAGGCGATGTTCAAGGAAGACAGCATCGGCTCTGACGGCATCTCTGGGGGCGAAAACCCCTTCAAGAAGCAGCCGCGCAACGTCACCGAAATCTCAGCCCTTGGCAAACGCGACCTTGAACTCGCGAGGCGAATGGCCAGGGAGGCGGGCGAAAACCCCGACACCTGGTTCCCCCAAAACCCCCTCTGAGTAGGGGTTTCTCCTCGCATCATCCCAGGAAAGTGAACGAAAATGGCTGATGCCTACACCAGACTGACCGACTCGATCATCCCGTCGGTCTATGCTGCATATTCTCAGGAAGAGCATGTGCAGTCCCTCGAACTATTTCAGGCCGGTGTGCTGTACACCGACCCGAAAATCACTGCCAAGCTCTCCATGGGCGGTCGCTCCGTCGATATGCCTGGCTGGAAGGCGCTTACCGGCGAAGCATCCGAGCCGGTCAACGACGATCCTGCGGACTCGATCGAGATGAAGAAGATCGGGACCCGTCGGGAAGTCGCAGCCCGCAACATCCGCGCTCAGGCATGGGGCGTTCCCGACCTGACTGCGATTCTGGCCGGAGACGATCCGCTCAGGGAAGTTATCCGTATCCAGAAGGACTATTGGCAACTGGACGCGAAGGAGATGATCATCGCCATGCTTCAGGGCGTGGTTGCTGACAACATCGCCAACGATTCCAGCGACCTGGTGCTCGACACCAATGCTTCGATCACCGACGAGAACATCATCCGCGCGGCGTTCAAGATGGGCGACCGGGCAGACAAGTTCAAGGTGATCTGGCTCCACTCCGACCAGATGCTGGCGCTGAAACTCGCCGATCTGATCGACTACGTTCCGTCCTCGCAGCAGGGCGGCGTAATGATCCCATACTACATGGGTCTGCGCGTCATTACCGACGACGACATTCCGGTGTCGTCGAACGAGTACACCGCGTTCATGCTCACAGAGAAAGCGATCATGTGGAACGAACTTCCGGTCAACACGGAAGGCGGCCCGCTGGAGTTCGACCGCAAGCCTCGCCAGGCTCACGGCGGCGGCGTGACTGAGATGGTGGCTCGTCGTCATATGGTGCCGCACATCCCTGGCACCCGCTGGCTCGACGCCTCGGTCGCCGGCGAGTTTGCCACCAACGCTGAACTGGCGCTGGCTGCGAATTGGGATCGCACGGCTACCAGCCGCAAGTCGATGACTTGGGTAGCCATCAAGACCACCGAGGCGTGATCGGCCAAGGACGGAGACCAGGGCGAGCAGCTTCGGCTACTCGCCCTTTTTGCATGGAGAACCGCATGCCCTACAAGCCCACCGGAAAGCCGCCTGGTCGTCCACGCAAGGACGGTCTGCCGCCGTCGCGCCGATCCTATATCTCCGCTACCGCACCCGAGCCACCGCGCCCGGAGCCGGATACGGCGCCGCCGATGCTCGGGCAACGCAAGCGCGTCCGTCCCCGCCGGCCTTCGCTCCTCCCCACTCCCCTGACGGCCTGACCCCATGCCGGTAACGCCTGAAGACATCGCGAGCATGGCTATTGGCGTGCTCGACGAGGCACCTATCGACAGCCTCGACGACGACAGCAAAGCCGCGCGCCTGTGCCGCTTGCATTACGACCTCACCCGAGAGGCGGAATTGCAGAAGCACACATGGTCGTTCGCGGTCTTTTCGAGCGAGTTGACGGGGACCGATCTGGAAACCGGCAACGGGACCTTGAACTGGTCGTTCGATGTTCCCGCGGACTGCCTGCGTATCCTGCCGCTGACCTTCAACGGCGAGCCTGATGGTGTCCCGATCTCCTGGCGCCGTCAGGGTAGCTCCATCCTGACCGATCAGGAGAGCCCGCGCATCATCCGCTATATCGGCAATCTGACCGACCCCAACGATTGGGATGCGCTGTTTACCGAAGTGCTGGTCGCGGCCCTTGCGGTCAAGATCGCCCTTCCTCTCACCCACAAGACCGGCATGCTCCAACTCGCGCAACAGGCATATGACCGGGCGCTGCAGGCGGCCTTTGACGCCAATGCCATTGAGAGGGGCGGCCAACTCTATCGCCAGTCCTGGGCTCAGGCCCGCGGCGACAACAGGCATTGGCGCGCATGACGCTCTATCCTTCCCAGGACACGTTCGTAAGGGGCGAGGTTTCGCCGCGGCTGCATGCCCGCGCCTCGCTGGACCTTTACCGGGCCGGGCTGGCGAAGTGCGAGAACTTCATCACCCTTCCACATGGCGGCATCAGGAAGCGGGGAGGGACCTATTTCGTCGGCGAGGTGAAGGATTCCTCCAAGCGGACGAGGGGAATTCCCTTCATCTTCTCGGCCGAGCAGGCCTATTGGCTGGAGTTCGGCAACCTCTACATGCGCGTCTATGCCTATGGGGCTCGGGTAGGCACGGTCGAGGTGACCACGCCATACACCGAGGCGCAGCTTCCAGACCTGATGTTCTACCAGTCCGCAGACGAGATGTGGATTGTTCATCCCAACCACGCGCTGCGGAAACTGATCCGCACGGCGCACACGTCCTGGGCGCTATCCGAATTCGTGATCGACGATGGCCCGTATGACGTGGAGGATACGCAAGGCACGACGCTGACCCCGGCATCGCACGGCTCCGTCACAGTCACAAAGACATCGAACGCGAACCCCAGCGATACCACGGCGGATCATAGCGGGGCCGGCAATGCCTACAGGGCGTTTGACCGAAACGTCGCGACCAAGGCGTTCTATGAGGACAATACCGGAGGGTGGCTATCCTACGACTTCGCGGGCTCGGCGACGAGCGTAGCTGATGCATATTGGGTTCAGGCCAGCGACGACTTCCCGATCGATACGCCATCCCAGTTCACCTTCGAGGGCTACGACGGTTCCAACTGGATCGTTCTCGACACGCGCGTCGGAGAAACCGGCTGGGGGTCCAGCGAACGACGCTATTTCGATTTTCCCAATGAAAGGGCTTACCTCGCATACCGTTTCAAGTGGACCGCAGTAGACGGCGGGGCGAACTCGTCGGTGGCCGAAATTGGCATTCATGAACGAGCGCAGAACCAGACGCCCTTCAATCTCACCGCTTCGGCGGCGACGGGCATCAACGGCGGGTCCGGGTTCCTGGCCAGCG